CAGACCTCGTTCGTTATGCATATGCCTAAGTGGGCAGCCGATCGCTTCATTGGAAGCGAGACAGTCAAGGATCTTGGCAAGGCTACGTTCATGACTGGCATGGGCAATATCCCGATTGATGCCAAGACACTGATCTCTCCCACTTATGTGGATGCGATTGGTAACCCTGGCTTTGGTCCGCTGGTATCCGTCCCGGTCAACCAGATCGTCAAGGATCATCCATCTCTGATGAATGATGCTATTGTTCGCTCCATGCTCAACAACATGGTGGACAAGAACAGTATGCAGCAGCTTCTACCAACGGGTGTAAATGACATGGTCTCGCTTACCAACCTACTGGTTGGTAGCCCTGATAGCTCTCAGCAGTACGCCAACAACGTATGGTCGATCTACCAGGAGCAGATGTACGACTATCTGAATGGTCAGCGTCAGGCTAAGCCTGACTGGGGTGCTGTTGAATCCCAGGCCAAGTACCTGACTGTCGTGGATCTCCTAGCCAATAGGCTGATGCCTCTTGGATTCAAGCCCGCTGGGTCACATGCTTATCTCATTGATGAGTATAGGCGCATGCAGGCAGCTGATCCTAAGAATGCCACACAGAACTTCTACCAGGCCCACGGGCCTGCCGGTATGATGTTCACCCAGTCACTGTCTACTGACCCTACTGGCATCGCTGCCACTGTGGGAGCCTCTAAGGCGGTTTCCAGGTACTCTGATCTGCTTGCAGCTCACCCAGAGCTTGGTGCGGCTATTGTGGGCCCAGAGGGCAATGGTAACTTCGATCAGATGGCTTATGACTGGCAGGTAGCTAGGGGGCTTCGTAAGAAGCTTTCTCCCCAGGAAGCAGCAACCCAGGCCAACGTCAACATTGGTTGGGCGAAGTACGGTAAGATCTACGCGCAGGCGCAGACTATGATGGAAGCCCGAGGGATTACATCAATCAACAGTCCGCAGGCTCGTGACATCAAGGCCATGCTTTCCAACTACGTGGCATCCACTGGTGATCCTAACGATCACGACAACTACAACCCTGATTTCTATAACGACTACGGTGCGTACGATCCCAACAAGTACATGTCACGTATCCAGGCACTAGCCAAGATTGCTCAGGATCCAGCCCTGCTGGCCAACCCTCTGCGCAGTGACATCACCTCGCTCAACAAGTACATTCAGAAGCGAGACACCGTGTTCGCTGCTCTACAGCAGCGTCGTAACAAGACGCTGAACGCATCTAGCAATGCGGACCTGGCACAGGAGTTTGACGACTATGTAGCCGGTCTGATGCAGGATGACAGCAAGTTCGCACAGCTATATGACCGATTCCTACGCAAGGATGATTGGAAGGAACCGCTATAATGCCTCCGCAGACAACGGACCCATCCAGCGATCCGAACGCGAATCGCGATCAGTTCATCAATGGAGGGGGCCAGACGGCCCCCACCACTCCCCCAGCTAACACTGCTCAAAGCCTGACTGGTGCTGGTAACACACCACCGCTTCCGGCGGATGCGGGTAATCCTAACGCCCCAGCCAACCCAACACCACAGGTTCCTCAGAGTGGCACTATCATTGACAGTGACCCAAATAACAGCGGCCTTCCGACCGCTACGATTGAGGTCAATGGTAAGCTGATCACCATCACCCTGAATTCCAACATTCGGGGAGCACTACCGATTGGACCAGTTGGTCCCGGCACTATGACTGCCGAGCAGGCTAGGAAGTGGAACTTCACTTCTGCTCTGAACTCGATCACCAACTGGTACCAGAACTCGTCCACTCGACAGAAGTACATCGATGAGATGTACGCAGCGGGACTGATTTCCTCTAAGAAGTCTCCTTCTGCTGAAGAGGTTACTCGCGCGTGGGCGCTAGTTGTTCAGGAATCTGCTCTTCAGATCCAGGACCCCAACGGTGATATTCATCTGTTCTCCCCTGATCAGGTGTTGTCCAAGGCAGCTGAAAAGGGCTGGAATGCTGCCAACTTCAAGCAGTCTCCAGGAGACGCACAGGTTGCTGGTAATGGTAACCCGAACAACTCTCCAGATACATCCTCTCAGTCTGAGACTGTCTACAAGTCGTACGTTGATCCCGCTACTGCTATGGGTACCCTCGCAGACTCGTATTTCCGTCTGATGGGTCGAAACCCGACGCAAGGTGAATACCAGGCGTTCCTGAACTCTGTGTATGGCTATCAGGAGCAGGAGAACACCGGCAAGTTCGAGACCACTCAAAAGGGTCCGAACACGGGAACAGCTGTCGATCCTACAACAGGTATGCCGGTGGACCAGTCTGGAACTACAGGTGGTACATCTACGCAGACGAATGTTGTCTCTCAGCGCGGCATTGGTACTCGCGGTCTCCAGTTCATGGCTGGACAGCAGGCCCTCGCCGATCCCGAAGAGGGTGCCTACCAGGCAGCTACAACCTATTTCAATGCCTTTATCAAGGCCCTCCAGGGACCCGCTTCTGGAATGGAAGCATCCGGTCCTACCATCACCGTCCCATAGCCCCACGACTATCCGTGTAGAGGCGAAGGAAACAAAGCGCGTGGCGCCACCCATGGTAACTAAGCCGGTGGCGCCATCACCCAAGCCAACACATGAGGAGTCTAAGCGAATGGCGACCGTAACAGGCCAGGATGTCCTCGACTATCTGATGCAGTTTGTTGGACAGCCCTATGTGTGGGGTGGGCAGGCTCCAGGTGGGTTTGACTGCTCTGGTCTTATGTGGTATGGCATGCAGCACTTCGGTATCAACATCCCCCGTACATCGAATGCTCAGATCGCGGCCCTGCGCTCCATCAACATTGGTGAGGCCCAGGTTGGTGATCTGGTCTTCTTTGACAGTGACAACAACGGTCGTAGTGACCACGTTGGTATGTACGCGGGTAATGGTATGGTTCTGGTGGCTGACAACCCAAGCCAGCCCATTCATGTGGTGTCTGTCTCTAGTGAGGCACGAATCACTGGTGTGGGTCGAGCAGCCGGTATCATGAATACCAACATGACTGATGGTGGTCTACTCCATGCCGGAACATCCGGATTCACAGGAGTGAATGGAGCTGACTATAGTGCTCTCCTGCCTAGCGCTAGGCCTACTTACGACCTATTCGGGGCTCTGGGTCTTCAGTCCCCGAACTCCAGTCAGCTCAACGAGAACTATGGTCTGGCTGCTAGTTTCATGGAATCGGATCCGGAACTGGCTAACCTCTATAGTGAGGCGGTAGCCGGTACTTGGTCTACTGACCGTTTCCAGGCTGCACTACAGAACACTGAGTGGTGGAAGACCAATAGCGACAGCGCTCGCAAGATGCTGGAACTAAAGCACTCTGATCCTGCTCAGTATCAGCAGGATATCCAGAACAAGACTCTGGAACTGACTGATCTGGCTAGCAAGCTGGGTGTTCACCTTAGCGCAACTGGGATGAGCAGCCTGGCAGATCTGGCTCTCGTTACCAACATGAACGATGCTCAGATCAATGGCTATCTATCGAAGTACCTTGAACTATCTAAGCAGGGCCACTTCAGTGGCTATGCGGGACAGGTGGAACTTGGAGTACGTGAGTATGCTCGCGAGATGGGCGTCCCTCTCACGGACGATTACGTGGAACGCGCAGTCTCTGGTATTGTGGCTGGAACAGACAGTCTACAGGCCCGTCGAGCGCATATCCAGACCATTGCTGAGCAGACGTTTCCTGCGTACGCTAAGATGATCAATGAGGGAATGACTGTAGGTCAGATTGCAGCCCCGTACCTTGCGGCTCAGGCTAAGCTTTGGGAAACTGATCCCAACAAGATTGACCTCTTTGATCCCACCCTACGTGGTGCGCTACAGCACACCACTGCACAGGGACAGGATACCATTCCTGCCCAGCTTCCACTGTATGACTTTGAGAAGCAGCTACGCAGCAATGCTAAGTGGCTGTCTACGAACAACGCCCGTGAGAGCATGTCGGCTACAGCTAGCCAGGTTCTCTCTGACATGGGGCTCACATCCCAGTCACTTGGGGCAGCACCTCAGACAAGCCCCCAGCAGGTCACAGACAACACCCGAGCTAACATGGGTGGTCTGAGTGGAAGCACTAACTTCCCAACGCTACAGGGTCAGCAGGCAGACCAGCAGACCCCAACTCAGGCTCCTCAGGCGAGCCAACTAGCTCCCGATACTAGCTTCCAGGCGGCGTAATGGTTAATGTTCCTCCACAGTACCAGCAGTGGGTTGCCACTGCTGCGCAGGAGCTTGGCATTCCTGCCGTGATTGTGGCTGCACAGATTGACCATGAGAGCGGCTTCAACAACAATGAAGTTGGTCAGTTCGGTGAGAAGGGAATCGTTCAGTTCCTCCCATCCACCTGGTCTGATTGGTCTGGTGGTAGTCAGACTGATCTCAACGCAGAGCTAAGTGCCTACGTTGGCTACATGCGCAAGCTACTGGAGCAGAACAAGGGCAATGTATATCTGGCCCTGAGTGCCTACAACGGTGATACCTCTGGACAGGCGGGCTATGCCCGAACTATCCTTGATGCAGCCGGTCTTCCTGACTGGTCTGCACCCAACACGGATAACTCCGGAATCAGCCTGAGCAACAGCAATGTGGCTCAGTATATCACAGGAAATCAGCCGGTCCTAAGCCTAGACCAGCTTCGATCTGAGTACCCTACCGTGGCTGCTCTGATTACTTCGGTTCCTGAACTTCAGAACATCTACAACCAGGCTGTGTCTGGGACATGGTCCACAGATAGGTTCATCGCCATGGTGCAGAATAGTACCTGGTGGGCGCAAACTAGCGCCACAGCTCGACAGGCTTTCGCTACCATGAAGGCTGATCCTGCTACCTGGAACCAGAACATCAACAACCTACAGGCGTCGATGACGGCCACAGCTGCGCAGCTTGGTGTAACACTGACTCCTCAGCAGGCCCAGCAGATCGCTATTGACGCGATCACCAATGGATACGACCAGAACACTGCGGTGCTCGATCAGAAGATGGCAGCCTTCCTGAAGCCTGCTTCAGGCAACCACTTCGGTGGTCAGGCTGGATCCTACGAGGATCAGATCCGTCAGCACATGATGGACCTTGGTGTGTTCATGCCTGAGTCTCAGCTTGACAATCAGATTCAGCAGATCGTGGCTGGAAAGCAGTCCGTTCAGGGAGTCGAGGCGCAGCTTCGTACTCAGTCGGCCTCTATGTATCCGGCATATGCTACTCAGATCAACAATGGTATGAACCTATCTGACATTGCTTCTCCCTACATGCAGCGTGCACAGCAGCTGCTGGAGATGGGACCTGGATCTGTCAATATCCAGACCCCCATGATCAAGAATGCTCTTCAGTACACACAGGATGGCAACCCCACCGCCATGCCAATGTACGACTTTGAGAAGCAGGTCCGCCAGGATCCACGGTGGTTGTCCACCGACAACGCGCAGGATGCATTCATGTCCAACGCCCACCAGGTGCTGGTCAACTTCGGATTTGAGTACTAGGAGATCACATGGCCCTACCACCTGGTGATATGGCACCTCCTGGTCAGCGTATTCCGGGACAGAACCTTTCGACACCTGGGGTGTCTAGGCAGACATCCTCGCTACAGTCATACGTGATCAAGCCTGGTGATACTGCTCAGACTATTGCTGCGAAGCTGGGAATTCCTCTAGCCACTCTTCTGAAGTCTAATCCTCAGATCGAACACAATGGCAAGATGGTTCCGCTAACAGCTACCATGCCACTGTCCAATGGACATCTGTTCTATCCAGGTAGCCAGGGTGGCTCTACACCCTCTGGGCCACTGACGTTTGAACAGCAGCTAGCTGGTCTTCCAGGCCAGGAGCGCGACGCATACGCGGCGCTGACTACGCTGTTCAACTCGTATGGTCTAGGCTCTCTTGCACCGAAGATCCTCAGCTACCTACAGAACGGATACGGTAGTGACACAATCACCATTCTGCTACAGCAGACTGACGAGTACAAGAAGCGCTTTGCAGGCAACCAGCAGCGAATTGCCAACGGACTACAAGTTCTTACACCTGCTGAATATCTTAGCACTGAGGCTTCCTACAAGCAGCTACTTAGGCAGAACGGGCTTTCTGACCACTTCGACAATGAGAACAACTTTGCCGAATGGATTGGAAAGGATGTCTCTCCCACCGAACTCCAGGACCGTGTGAACATGGCTGTTCAGGCCACCACACAGGCACCGCCACAGGTCACCCAGTATTTCAATCAGCTGGGCATTGGAACCGGTGATCTCGCAGCGTACTTCCTCAACGATCAGAATCCAACCCCTGCACTTCAGCTGAAGCTGAACCAGGCGCAGATCGGTGGAGCGGCGCTCCAGAACAACCTTAACATCAGTGCGGCAGACTCTCAGAAGTACGCACAGATGGGTGTCACATACCAGCAGGCGCAGAGCGCCTACCAGCGTATCGCTGACATTCTACCGACAGCTCAGAAGCTGTCTGAGATCTACAAGGGTCAGGCTCAGGTTAACCAGCAGACTCTTGAGGCACAGTATCTTGGTGCTAGTGGTACCGCACAGCTTGCCGCTGAGCGCCTTGGCCAGCAGGAAACTGCCGCATTCAGTGGGCAGTCCGGAGTCCAGCAGCACTCGTTCCAGCAGCAAACTACTGGAGCACCTGGATTCTAATGACGTAATACTGGGCAATGACGTAATCATTACGTCATTGCCACATGGGCTTTTGGTGATAATGGAAGCATCCCTGCCTTGCAAGCAGGGGGACAGGGTTCGATTCCCTGATGGTCCACTCCGACACGCTTAACTCAGCAGCGTGGTTGTGTACGACAGTCTGAGACCACATATAACAAAGTATCCGTCACATTCCCCGGTGTGGCGCGGCTTAAAATGGGAGTAGCAAGGAATGACTAACGAGTGGGAAGACCCTAACGAGTCTGAGGGCATCAAGGCGATGCGCAAGCAGATCAAGGAACAGGGTAAGCTTCTAAAGGAGCAGGCTGAGATGATTGCTCAGTTCACTACCCAGAACCGTGGTGCTGTGATCGCACAGGCCCTAACCAGTCGTGGCCTAGACGCGAAGGTAGCTAAGTTCTACCCAGCTGACCTAGGTACGGACGATGAGTCCGTGGACAAGTGGTACAACGAGAACAAGGATGTCTTCGGGACTCGCGAGCCCGGAAACAGCACTTCTAGTGATCGTGGTTCTACTCTGTCCGAGACAGAGCAGCGTGGTTACCAGATCTTCCAGGATATGGAAGCCTACGACGCTCGAACTGTTCAGGACTTTAAGTCCCAGATGGACCAGATCAAGTATGACCCCACTGATCCTCAGAAGGCGGAGCAGCAGCTCCTAGATCTTCTGAAGCAGAACGGGGTTAACCTAGCTTCTATGTAAAAGGACTAAGCCAAAATGGCTAATGCGTATACATCCACCAGTGCGGTGGCTGCGCTTGTCCAGACTGCATATGACCGACTGGTCGAATTCCAGCTACGTGCCCAGCCTCTCCACCGTGAGATTGCTGACAAGCGCCCTGCACAGCAGGACAAGCCGGGTTCTTCCGTTGTCTTCAGTCTGTACAACGATCTAGCTACAGCTACCAGCACTCTGACTGAGACTGTGGATCCCGACGCTGTTGCGATCGGTAACCCATCCACTGTTTCTGTGACCCTTGCCGAGTACGGTAACGCCGTGCTTCGCACTCGTCTGCTGAACCTCTTCAGCTTCTCTGACATCGATCCTGCGATTGCCAACATCGTAGCGTTCAACATGGTTGACTCCATTGACGCTGTGGTGCTGAACGTCCTGATCGGTGGAACTAACGTCATCCGTGAGCAGGGTGGATCTATGGTCCTCTCTGGTGGTGCCAACGGCTCCATCACTGGAACTGACATCATTCAGTCTCGTGACGTTCGCGCAGCTGTTACCAAGCTGCGTACTGGTAAGGCTCTGCCCCGCAAGGGTAGCCTCTACTGGGCTGCGATCCACCCCGAGGTCTCCTATGACCTACGCTCCGAGTCCGGAACTATCGCGGGTTGGCGTGCACCGCACGTCTACTCTGCGCCTGGCTCTGTGTGGGCCGGTGAGATTGGTGAGTACGAGGGTGCCTTCTTCGTGGAGACTCCGCGTGCTTTCCAGGACACCACTGGTTCCACTGCAACTCGTGTCTTCTACACCCTGTTCGCAGGACAGCAGGCGCTAGCTGAGGCGTGCTCCGAGGAGTTCCACGTTGTGATCGGTCCCGTGGTTGACAAGCTGATGCGTGCACGTCCGATCGGCTGGTACGGTGTGGCCGGTTGGAGCATCTACCGTCAGGCGGCCCTGTACCAGGTCCGTACTACTTCGAGCATCCACAACACGTAAGGTAGCGTATGTCCACAATCAAGTTCTCCTCCGCCAGCTCTGCCCCTGCCGCAACATCAATCACCGTGGCCTTCGGTGGTACCCCGGCAGTGGGGGACTTGGTTGTGGTCTTCCTCCTTACGGACAATGAGATCGTTACTCACCAGCCAGGGTGGGCCAGCGAGTTTACGGCTACGCCGAATCCATGGTTTAAGCTCGATGGTATTCGAGCCCCTGACACTTCAACCCTTACCGGTTGGTATCATACCTGGAACGCAAGCGATAGCGGAACCTCCGCTGTTTTCACTTTCGTACCCGCACCCACCCTTGGTATTGGCGATAAGGATCTCCCCAGCACCAACGCTCTTGCTATTGCTGTTGTCTTCAATGGGGCTAGTTCCACTGCACTCCTGGAAAGTACCTCTTCTGATCTAGGCTTTGACTCCAATGTCCTAGTCATTCCTTCTTCTCCCATGAAGAAGGCTGCATCTTTCAACCTAGAGTGTGGTGCTTCAAACAACTCTCTGGGAACATGGACTAATAGCGATGCAGGCGCAACGCTAGTTCAGCAGGCAACACTAAATGCTGGTGTTGGCCTTACTATGTCTGTGTGGTCCAAGCCAAACATTCCAGCAGGGTACCAAACCAAGCTAACACTTATTGAGTTTGCAGACATTCGTACCCTCGTGGGTCTTGCGGTATCCGTAAGTGATAACCAGCCCCAGCTATACAATCCTCCATACATTGAGGAAGCCCCGATGGGCATGAACGCGCTCATGGCGCGTTATCGTATGAACCGCTACTTCACGGTTCTCAACAACAGCGGAACCTTCAGCGCGCAGCGCTATCAGTCTACAGATCAGATTGCAGCTGCCTCGCAGGTATTCGTTAACAATCAGCCGATCACCAGTACTGATCGGACCAACCTCCTCAACTCTGGTGTTGGGGGAGATTTCAGGGCGGTA